GCATATTCGAGGGCGGAACTGGCCGTGCCGCTGGTCGCCGTGGTCAGTCCGATATAGGCCTCTTTCGCCAGCACCGAGCACCGGAACGACAGCGCACTCGACATGCCCTGCGTTTCCTTCGTGGTCGCTGCCGAGTCTTCGGCATTCGACCCCGACGCCTTGAAGATCGATTGGCCGAATACCGATGCAGTGCCGGCAACGGTCCAGATGTTCTCGGCGTTGTCCTGGTAAGACCCATCGAGCGGCAGGACCGTGGTGTATGGCGAGACCGCCGACAGATCCTGCTCGCCGCGCCCGTAGATGTTGAAGCTGGTGAACTTGAGGTACATCGTCGTGCCGGCGAGACCCGGATCGTAGGGAATCGCAGCCAGCCGGTCATCGATGCGCGCGAACGCCGCCCCGCTGCTGTGGCTTGCCGGGGCCGAGCCGTACAGGCCGCGTCGCAGGTAGGTCAGCGTGTAGGCTCCGGGTGCAGTCAGTGAGGCATCGCGGAAGGCCATGATCTCGCCGCCCACATAGATCATGTTGGCGCGCAGCCCGTCCACGTCTGCCTGCGTGCCGCCGGTCAGTTGCATGGTCGTGGTGGCCATGGTCACCGCAACCGTGCCGGCAGTGTCCGGGTCTGCATGGCTGGCGGTCGATGCGCTCAGGACGCCATAGCGGGATTCACCGCTGATCGAGCCGATCAGCCGATAGTCCAGGTCATCGAACGACGCCCACACCGAACAGCCGCCCCAGTTGGCGTCCGCTCCGGTGATGGCCACCCAGATTTCCGACCCGCCAGCCGGGCCGACCATGCGCGAAGGCGCGGCAAAAATCAGCGGGGCAGAGACATTGCCCGGCGCCACGTTGTAGTTGGCGGCGTAGCCCTGCGCCAGCTCCCAGTTGTACTGCGGGGAAGAAGCGATCCCGAGCGGCACCTCGTCCACCTCGATGGTCAGCACGTCATCCGGGTCATCCGTGATGGATGTAATCCGCACAAGCTGGTTGTCCAGCCCCAGTGTGCTGTCAGTGATGGACAGCAGGTCCATCGGTTCCAGCAGCGAATAATCCGGGCGCAGGCGGAAGCGGTAGGCATTCACCGTGTAGAGCTGGCGCTGCAGGATGATCTGCGCCACCTGCTTGGCCAGCGTGCCGGTCTTGATCGCGTGCAGGTTGATGGTCGGCATGACCCGCTCGCCGTTCAGGGCGATGTCGGCATCGTCCCAGGCTTCGGCAACGGCGGTGTTGTACTGGTGGCTGCGGTCCAGATACTCGATGCGAACCCGGTTGTACCGCTCGCTCTGCGGCTTGCGGATCAGCTCGACCGGCGGCTCGCCCGGCAGAAAGTCGTCATCGGTCAGCGCATAGACCGGTGCCATGTTCGGGGTATAGGTCTGGCCGTTGCCGGTCACCGCCTCGTCGGCATACGGGAGCACCTTCAGCACGCCCGCCGACCAGACAACCTCCGAGTTCGTGACGGCCATCAGCTCCTTCAGGAACTCCGCCGCCTGCCGCTGCGTCGTTTCTTCCGGGCTGATGAAGATCCCGCGCGCGATGCAGTAGGTCTGGAAGGAATTGGCCCCGGTGATCGTGCCGAGGTACGGGAACTGCGCGCCATGGCTGGCACTGCCGAGATAGTCGGCAAGGATGGCGGCCGGCTCTGCGTCGTCGATGCCGGAACCGTAGGGCAGGAAGCCAGTCACCTCGAATGACAGCGTTGGGAGCCCGGCGGAGTGCCCGAGTTCCAGCCCGCTCGATGCGACGTAGGCCGTGTGATCGTAGGGAATCGCCTGCGATGGGTTGTAGGTCGACAGGAATGACCAGGTTGCCTGTCCGCCAGCTCCGCTGAACAGCGTCAGTCCCAGCTCCGCCAGCGAGGTGATCGCCTTGTCTTCGTAGACCGTACCGACGGCCGTGATCGGCCCCTCGGCCAGCGCCAGCATGACGGCGGTGCGGTAGATGTATGACGTGCTGGTGACCCCGCCGCCGCCCTTGCCGCCCTGCTCCTGCACGATGGCGGTTGAGCGGAAGTTCCCATACCAAATCAGCGCACCCGGCACGCGGGCCTTGCCGTAGACCAGCGGGATCGTGTCGCCGTAGACCGACCGCTGAAGCTGGATGCCCTGCAGCCGCTTCTCGGAGGTGGACTGGGTTTTGGCCCCGCCGATCAGGCCGCTCATTCGAGCACCGTCCAGTAGCTGTGCAGCCGGTCTTCAAATGCGCGGCGCTCGACCACCTCAACACGGCCGGCGGGCTGGTAAGCATGGATCATGAGCAGCTCGTCGATGATGATGGCGCCATGCGACGCGGTACGCCCGAAGCGGAACATGGCCACGTCGCCGGCTTGTGGGGACTCGGTGCGCCGGGACTGGTCCAGCAGGAAGCCCATGAAGCGTTCTTCGTCGCGGTGCAGATACCAGGCACGCGGGTATGGTCGGGGGTCGAAGTCCGGCGCCACCAGACCCACCGCGCGGTAAACCTCCACCAGCAGCATGGCGCAGTCGACGCCGGCCGCCTTGACGCTCCCGGCATGGTGATACGGCGTACCGAGCCACGTCAGCGCCTCGACAACGATTGCGGCCCTCATCCGAGATACCACGCCGCCTGCTCGCTCTTGTTCTCCGGGCGCGGACGCATGTTTGACGGCAGGGTGGTGGTACCACCGTCATAGACCGTTTCCGGGGTTGGCACGTACGGGAAGCCGCGAAAGTGCGCGAGGTTGCCGAATTTGGATGAACAGGTGGCCTGCTTCTTGTCGCAGCCCAGCCGCACGCTGAAGGTATCGGCAGCGACCACGCCGGGCGGCAACGGCTGGATGAACGTCAGCCGGCCGAATGATGTCGTGTACCGCTTGACCATACGGGTCACGCCGGAGCACACCCCGGAGGTGAAGGTCAGCACGCCCTGATCGAAATGCCCGTTGATGTCAGTGAGGCCGGTATCGATGTACGTCCGGTCAGTCGCGACAGCACTCACCGCTCCGGCGGTCGTGTGGCTGGCTGGATTGAGCGTGCAGCTTGCATCGTAGAGCCGATGCACACAGCCGGTCTGGATGATGTTGCGCGGCATCTGCACGTTGAGCAGGGCCAGGTCGCTATCCAGCATCAGCTTGACGCTCATGCGGCCCGCCTGCACGTCAGCCACTCGCCCTTGAAACCACGGCACAGCACCCGCCGACACATCGCCCGGCGTGGCCATGAACAGCTTGTCCATCCGCACCCGGCAGGAATCCAGAAAGCCCCACCGGCACGCCTGCAGGAATGGTTGGCCGTTGACCAGCACCGGGGCGGAGGGGTGATCGATCTGCGGGGTTATCTCCAATTCCAGCGTCTGCACCTCGACCCCGCGTTTCGTGGCGATGCTGCCGCGCTTGATGAGCAGGCCCGTGCTGTAGGTGTTTCCCGAAACGGTCAGCGGGACATCGAAGGAGGTAAAACGGGCGGTGGCTGCAACCGGCTGCGCATAGTCGAAGGTGAACAGCTCCGCCTTGACGTACTGCCCGCCCGCCAGCACCAGACCCGGGGCGCTACCGCCGGCCATCTTCATAGCTTCACCGACAGGAAATCGATGGCCTTCGACTGCCACATGTAGGTCATGAACTGCGTCAGGTCCATCTGCCCGGACAGGAACCGGCAGCGGTAGTAGAAAGAGCCGGTCCAGGTCAGCGCCTGCCCGCCCAGCGGCGCAGAGGTGAAGGTGATGATGCCGGTCGGTCCCACCGTGTAGTGCGTGGAGACGGTCTGCAGGACGCCCATCTTGTAGATCAGGGGGGCGCCGTTGAGGTTCTGGATCAACTCCGCGACGCCTGGCCCGCCGCTATTCTGGTATCGCGCCACCAGTTGAAATGCGGTTGTTGTGCCGTCACCAGTGCCGAACGGTTCAGCCGTCACGGAGTTGAAATCAGGATCGTTGTACAGGAACGTATCGAACTCGCCCCGGCAGGCGTTGAATAGCCCTGCAATGGCCTTCAAATCGCTGGTGACGCCCGGGCGATCGTTCAGGTACTCGAAGGCAAGGCTGAACTTGATGCGCGGATACAGCGCGTGTCCGATGCGCGACTCCTTGCCGCTCAGCGCCTCGATGACGGTGGATTTCCAGACGGGAGACCGTCCCCGGTTCCATGACAGCCCGGGGAGCGCGGGGAAGACCAGTGAGGTCATGTCGCAAAGCCGCGCCGCGCGTGGCCACGGACCGCGCCAGCCAGCAGGGCCGCGTTACTCGGGCTCTTCAGCCACGACTCCACGCCGCGCGCGTCCCATGCGCTGATGTTGATCACCGGCTGCACGGCACCGCCACCACCGCCACCAGTCATGTCGCGCACCGCGTCGGCCAGGTCGGCTGGTAGCACCATTTCCCGCTGATGCAACTGGGTTACCGGGTTGACGCCGGCCGGAATGTCGAAGCCCTTTGCCGCCGCAACCGATGCCTGAAACGACATCGCGCCGGCATAGGAGGCCGCGGCCGCGCCCGGTGCCAACGCCGGACCGACAAACGGGATGGCAGCCGTGGCTGCATAGGCCGCCGCGCCCGCCTCGGCCGCGTGGCCGGCAATGATCGACGACGCCGTGACCTTGCCCATGATCAGCTGCTTGACCATCGAGGCCACCCACTGCACGCCCATCTGCACGAACATCTGGGTGATCGAATCCACCACCGAGACGAACAGACCGCGGACCCCGGTACTGAAGGTCTGCGTGCCCTTGAGCATCGCGTTTATCGAGCTGCTGAAATTGCCCTGGATGGCATTCGACAGGCTGCCCCAGTTCTTGCTCTGCTCGACGGTGACCTGGTTGTTCAGTTCGCGCAGCCGCTGGTTGTGCCCGCGTGTCAGTTCCTCGATCTGCGCGTGCAGTTGCGCAGTCTTCACCGGGTCGTCAGTCCCGACAAGCTGCAACTGCTGCTGTAGCGCCTGCTCGCGGATCGCGTACCGCTGCGCCTCGAAGGCCTGCTGCTGGGTGAGCAGTTCCGCCTTCGTGGCCTGGTTCAGCTCGACTTCCAGCCGGGCCGCGCTCTCGCGGGCATCGACTTCGGCAAGGGCTGCATTCTGGACCGTCTGCGCCCGGATCTGGTCGATCTGGGCAATCTGGTCAGCGGCCTCGCGCTTGAGCTGGACGATGTGGTTCTGGGCTGCCGCGTAGGCTTTGGACTCGAGCCCGTAGAACTCGCCGATCCGCTGCGCTTCCTTCTCGGCCAGAGCGATCTTGATGTCGTAGTTGTTGCGGGCGGCAGCTTCCTGGCCCTTCAGGTTCTCGATCTCGGCATCGAAGGCGTCCTTGGCGGCCTTGGCTGATGCTTTGGCCGCAGCGCGCGACGCCGCTGAATCACCAGAGCCGCCGGTCGATGTACTGCCCCCGTCTGGCGGCTTGATCGCGGTCTGCTTGCCGAACGCGCTCGACATCGCGTCAGAGACGCGGAGCTGGGCAGACTCAGCGGCCTTCACAACCCCATCGAAATAGGCGGAGCCGATGTCCATCATCTGCTGCGTGCCGGTCTGCCATGCGGCTTTGGCACCTGCGAAGTCGAAGCGCAGCGCCTTGCCGGCTACATCAGCTAGCGTAAGAAACAACACCACAATCTGTTGTACGTTCGCTTTGACGGCGGTCCAAACGGTGAACACCGCCACGCGCACGCCCTCAAAGGCTGCGATCAGCGCGATCATTGTGCCCTTCATGACCATAACGGCCTGTGGGCCGATGCTGGCAAACCAGTTGGCCAGCTCGGTCAGGATGGGCAGCAGGGCGTCGCCGATGGCCTTCTGCAGACCGTCCATCACGTCGCCTGCATCGTTCATCGCGGCCCGGTAGGCCTCGACGGCAGCGGTGTTTTCCTCACCGACCACCATGCCCAGCTCTTCGGCCTTCTTCTTGGCCGCGTCCTGCGCCTCAGCGGTCAGGCGCAGCGTGGGCGCAACCGACTCCCAGGCCTTGCCGTAGATCTTCACGCCCTCGATGTTGCGGTCCGTGCCTTCCCGGAAGGTCAGCAGCTTCGCGTTGACATCGGTCATGATGTCCATCGTCGAGCGGAAGTTGCCGTTCGCGTCGCGGGTCGCCACGCCCAGACCACCGAAAGCCGCTTCG